TGAGGCTAATTGCTCAGTCACCAATGCTCGGCTCAAGGATTATGTTGAAGGTTCAAGGCGATTAGATGCCGAGACCTCACAACAGATCTACGAGATGCAACGTTACATCCGTAGCGTCCTAGGCGAGTTCAGTCACTTCTTGGACATTTTGCCCACTTTAGTGAAGGTGACTCCGGGAGCGACAGCTCAGTCCAGTAGGCGTGATAGCATCCCGCAGTTAAAACTGCGTTTGAAGCTCTTTTCAACACCAAGGGCTTCGAAGTACGTGCATGCCTTATACCATTTGTTTGGTTTTAAAGGGCGTCCACGTATGCGGTCAACTCACACCAATAGGATTGAACTAGTACCGAAGAACTGGAAGACGGACCGGACGATCGCGTGCGAGCCAGAGGGTAACTTACCCCTTCAGCTTGCGTGCGACACGTACGTGAAACGTAAACTCAAAAAGTTTCACATCGATCTACGTGACCAGTCTGCAAATCAGCGAAAAGCCCGACATGCTAGTATCCACAATGACTATGTTACTGTGGACTTTAGCGCAGCATCGGACACGATTAGCTATAACACAGTCGCCTGGCTTCTGCCAGAAGATTGGTTTCGCTTTTTGTGCGACGTGCGCTCCCCCTGTTATCGGGGAGTTTTCGGGAAGGGCGTCTATTCCAAGTTTTCCTCCATGGGAAACGGGAGTACTTTCGTCCTGGAAACGCTGATTTTTGCCGCTGCGTGTTACGCCGTAGGTGCCAGGAGTTTCCTGGTTTATGGTGACGACGTCATCATAGAAAGGAAATTTTACGACGCTTACATAAAGCTAACACGATTCCTTGGCTTCACCGTTAACGAAGAAAAATCGTTCGCTGATGGACCCTTTCGAGAGTCCTGCGGCGGGGATTACTACAACGGTGTTGACGTGACTCCTGTATATATCCGTGGTGTAGACAAGCGTAAAGCTACGCTATGCCATTTGGTGAATACGTTAAGGAGTCTTACTTTCCCGGGCAGCCGATTGGGGGCTCTGCTTGCTGAGTTGATAGCCAGCAACAAGCTCCCTCTGGTGCCCTACAATGAAAGTACGCTTTCGGGGGTCTGGATAGATCCCCAACAGGCACGTAACCTTGGAATTCTCCAACGCCGCTCCTTCCGCATTCGGACAAAGAGATTTGTCCGCGTGGAGGGCAAGTGGAAACGCTTGAAGGAGCCAATTAGGCATGGCCCGATGCTGGACTACTATAAAGCTTACGTACCAAAAACTAAGCTTAAGAAGTTCAGCGACATTCGTGGCTACTATCTGTGGTTCCTGCAAAAGAACTCACAAGTGAGTTTCGCAGGACCATGGTTGAATGCCGAAACGTTCCGCGCGTCAGAGACATCGTCGGTCCCCATTTTCCAACACAGTTATGTGCGGAAGTGGGTCTGCTGGTTTCCACCAGCGGATAGTACAC